TTATGCACCCATCCTCTTGTAAAGCATGATGTCAGTGTATGCACTATTGTAGTTCATCGTGGTGTTCACTTCCACGCGGTGTGCGCATTCGAACGGGTTGCGGTTGATGCGGCTCTGCCCTATCCATTCGCACAGCTCGATTATCTGAGACTTGTTTGACGTGAAGTACACGTAGTCGTGGCCTTGGAGAATGGTGAGAACATCAAGGTAATCGGACAACTTCCAAGTCATAGTATAAGTGCCGACCTCGGTGGAGAGGTAAGGAGGGTCGACCAAAAAGAGGACGTTGGGCTTGTCCTTAAATTCGTTGAAGAGAGCCTTGTAGTCCTTATGCACGATTATCAGGCCGTCTAAATAGCCATCTGCACAATAGTCGTTTCGCCGTACGGTGTTATAGAACGTCTGCTTGACGAGTTCGTCCATATTATTGGCATATTTCATCGAGAAAAGGAGCGACGGCGACAGTGTAATGTAGTCGACAGGTGCGTGTCGTTCCTCTTCGGCAATGAGCTCCAATATCCGGTCGCGGTGTGGCTGTCGTATAACCTTACCACGGGGCAAACTGTCGGTGACCTCACGAATGCGGGCCAGCAGCGCATTGGTACGCGGTATGGCGGCGATGCGGCGTTGGTAGTTGTCGAAATCGTTATAAACGACCGTGGCGTTGGCTTTCTCGCGCTGGGCTACATGAGACAGTAGGCCCGAGCCACCGAACAGGTCGACTATCGTCACGTCATCGGGGTAGCCCTTCAAAATCTGGCGGAATGCCTTAACGAACTTTCTTTTTTGCCCCATAAACGGCAAGGGTGCTTGTTGATAAATTGTGTGTGTCATTGTTGTTATCCTGAATTTTATTAGTATCTTTGTATCGGCAATCACTTATTAACGCATAACCGCAGGAGCGTGGACGAGGTTCTTACCCCCGACCACACGCTCCTGCGGTTTGTTATAAGTGATTGCCAGTTACTTTAACAATGGTCGGGGGCTTTTTGTCCCCAACCGTGCATAACTAAGTATGCAGTTTCCCGTATTCTTCCATCAGTTTGTCGGCTTCCGCCTCGCATTCCCGTCGATAGGCCATAAGTCTGTCGAACGCCTGTTTGCCAGCCTTGTCGGTGGGGCATGCTACATATTCGCACAGCAACGCCTCCACCTCCTCTTGGCTGTATTTCAGCCGAACAAGCGCAGCGGTCACCTTGTCCTTGCAAAGGCCGCAGCCGAGTAGCTCAAGTGGCTCTTCCCTGTCGAAAGGGAAGAGCAATACCTTCACCAGCCCTTGTTCAATTCTTTTGATTACTTTATCCATTGTTGTTTGTGTTAAAATTGGCATACAGGGATGACGTAGAATGCTGAGGAGTATTTGAACCACTCGGACGGTATGCCATCACTGCCAAATAAACGTCTCCACACTGACGTTTCTTGGGATCCCTCAAGCGTTTTTTGGTACACACCGCCCGTAATGACTATTTCTTCCGTCAGCCCATAGGCGAATGCCCGATTAAGGAAGTTGTCGGGCGAGGTGTAGTCCTTGGCGATGCTGTCGAGTATCGTTTTCAGTTCTGCAGCCGAAGGCAGATACCACTTGTGAGGATAGAACCTCTCCGAGAGACGCTCTTCCTTGAATGTGTTCGGTGAAAACGCATAACACAGGCTTGCAGGTGGATAGTACACGTAAGCTTGCACTTGTCCATAGTATTTGGCTATGACCTTCTTGACATTCTCCAATTCGGACACGCCTTCCGACGCCTGCGGCACTTCCATATTGTAGTTCTCATCCTGCAGGATGTCGTTGCGCTGGCGGATAATGCATAAGGTGTTATATAAGCCGTATGGCACCTTTGCGCCTCTCGGATAGTCGAGGATGGATGTTTCCAAGGTGTACCAGTCGCTGATCATGTCCTTGGGGTAAGTCCTGCTCATCCCCCTTACGACAGACAGGTCGCGTGCGGGTTCACTTGCCAGCCTAGCCAGCTGTTCCGTTTCCCTGGATGTGGGTCCCCAGGCATACAGCTGGCCGTTGATTTTGTTCAGCCCCATCATACGACGGTCCTTCCCGTCCGCCGAGATATAGAAGCACACGCCAATTGGTGTCTTGTTCTTGTTGTGCTTGTCGCTCCAAGAGCCGTCCGCGTAGATGATGTCGCCCACCTGCGGAGCTCGCTTGTAGAAGTACACCGTCTCGGTGGCGGTGAGCTGTCGGCCGTCGTCCACAGTGACGGTTACCGCCACTTGTGCTTTAGCCGTTTCGTCCGAGCCGACACGCGTCACCGCCATTCGACCCGTACGCGCATCGATGGTGGCGTAGGGATTAGCCACCATGCTCCATTCAACGGCGCGCACGCTGTTGGCGCGTACGTTGTCGGGCGAGATGTTCAGCCAGGCAGCACCCGCCTCTTGCACATATATGTCGCCCGAAATGGTCACCGAGTTCACGGATATTCGCTCGTACACGATGTGCAGCGGGTTACGGGGGTTGTCCACATCGCCCCAGGCCTGCACGTAGCGCAGCTTGGTGCGAAAATCAGGCGTGACGCCCCGCAGCGTTATTCGCCCACTAAGTTTTGCCCCAGCCTCCGCTAGTAGGTCAAGCGTGTCAAGCGATGCGAGCATTTCATTCAGTCCGTCCATCTCGATGTCGGTGGGCTTTGCACCGGCAGTATAGATACGCTGCAAGATGTCGAATCCATTGAGCTTGCGGCAGGCAGAGTAGCGGAACTTCTTCACATTGGCCAGCCCGCCCAAATTCAGTCCGCCCGGCTCAAGTGCATCCAGTCCACGCAGCGTCAGTTCCTCGATGGTGTCGGGCAGCACCAGGCGCGTTAGCGTGCCGTTCTCGGGCATCACCACACCCTTAATGGGCGTACCGGAGAAGTCTACCTCTTGCAATACGCCACTTCCCAACTGAATGACCTTGGTGAGGTTCTTCGCGTTGCGGACGATGACGCGCCGGAGCATGACACATTTCGACAGGTCGAAGGCCGTGCCGCGTTCGCGCGTGTTGGGCCGCTGCGCAGTATAGTCCATCACCAGTTCTTCAAGTCGGCGCAAGAGCTGCATATTTGCGTCGAACTCGAAGTCGCCCAGCCCCTCGAGGCCCGAATACGTCACCTGACCGCCCACGCGCCGCGTAAAGGTCTTGATGTCGGTGATCATGTCGGCATCGTCGACGTCGAACGTGGCGTTCTGCGGGTTGGTGAAGCCGAATGGCAGCAGGCCGTAGCCGCCGTCGATGTTGCGAACAGTGGAGAAGTTGTTGGCACCCCACTGCACGGAAGCGTACAGGGGCGAATAGAGCTTGATGGCTAGTCCCTTGCCCTGCTCGTACAGGCGCATACGTAGGTTGTTCACAACGCTTGCGCCACAGCAGAACTTACTGTCCATATAACGGCTGCGCTTCTCCAGGAAGTATTGCATGAGATTGAGCTTGTCGCCATAGGCCTTTGTGAAATGCCCGGTGTTGGCGTAGCCCATAGCGTCTGCGTTATAGAGGTTCTCGCACCACTGCCGCCAGAAATCGGTATAGCGGCGGAATATGTTGTCAGCCTGAAGCCCATTGTCGCGCATGCTCTTGTACATGGCTGCCAGGTCGTCGCCCCAGCATTGCCATACGAGATCGACAAGGCCCGAGAGGCGACCGTTGAACACGGGCGAATAGCCCTCGTCCATCTTGGGCAGCCATGCGTGGTCGTCGTTGTCGTAGGTCTCGCCTGCTATGGGCTGCGTCTTGCCCGTGGTGGGGTTAAAGGAATCGTTCCACTCGGCCCAGTACTTGTACATCAGCGCGCCCGAGTTATTGAAGAGGCTCTGCGTGTCGGTATCGCGCAAGAAGAGGCGTGCGTGCGCAGTCTTAACGCTGCCGTCGGGGTTCAGCTCGATGTCGTCAAAGGCGATGCTCATGTTCTTGTCGAGCGAGTCCATGCCGAGGAAGAAGACGCAGAACACTATATAGAAGAGCACGTCTGTCTTTACCAGGTAATCGCGGTAGGTATTGACGAATCGCGCGCGGCGATATGCGGGCGTGTCGCGGTCGTACCTCACACCATTATACGTCACCGGCAGGTCGAGCTGCCTGTATTCGCCGTGTTCGGTTTTATACCGCTCAGGCAGGTGGGGATTACAGCTCACTACCCAGTTATGGAATCGGCGGATGACGGCCAACTCCCTGTTTGCAGCCTCGATGTCGTCGGTGGCAGACTTCACCTGCCCCAGTTTGTTCTTCTTATTTGTGGGCGACTTCTTCGGCACGCGGGCATAGTACATCGGCCCCGCGCTGTCCGTTCCGTTGCTTTGGCGCACCGTGCCGTCGGCCAGCAGCTCGTGCAACGTCATCTCGCGGTTGAAGAAGTTCACGTTCTCGTCTATTTCCCACACCTGCGCCTTGGTGTGGTCTTTCTTCGGGAAGCCCATGAACGATGCGCTGTACTTGTTGTTGATAAGGTTATATATGGAGAGGAACATGGGCTCTTTCGCCGCCGTGGCCGCCGTTTTCCTGAACCCTATCTCCGAAAGTCCGCTAAGGCTCTTGCGGTATGTCACCTCCTTGCCTTGCATGGCCTGTGCGCGTTGGAATGACGTATAGAGGTCCATGTCGTTACGTGCGCAGCCAAGCAATATCTCCTGGAAGAGGTTCATGGCAAGAATGTTGAAGATGCCCTCGGAGCTGGCGAAATTTACCTTGTGCACCATTTCCTTCTCACCTTCGGCCACGCCGCGCGTGATGCTGTACGAGGTAGAATGTTCGTCGCTGTGCCCAGGGTCGAGGGTCAGCGTAACGGGGTCTCCCGAGAACGTCTCGAACACCTCCGCCCAGTTCTTATAAGGTAGGGGATAGCCGTTCGAGGACGTTCCGTCGGCGTTGAAGGCGTGCGGTCCAACCTTGAACGGGGCACCAGCCCAGCCATCGCGCGCCTTGTCCCATTGCGGGTTGAGGAACTCGGTGGCGGTGATTGGCACGTTGGGGTTGTTCTTGTTGTAGGGCAGGGCCTCGATGTCCCACACGGCCACGGGCGTGTCAGGCAAAGCTTTGCGCACCTTATTATAGGACACAATCTCATCCGGATTGTGGATGTCGCCCACACTGTTGAGAATGTCATTGCGCTTGGCGATGCTCACCTTTCCGAATCGTACGAACCGCCCTTCGCGGTCGGTCACGTCCTCAATGTCGGGCGTGTCGTAGGCGTAGTTGCCCACCATCTGCGCGAAGTTCAGGGCCTTGTCGTACATACGGATGGAGTACAGCTTCACTTCCGCCTGCGGACTGCCAATCACGAGTTCCTTGGGTGCACCCTGTTTCCACGAGGCAGTTGCATAGTCGAACATGCGCACGATTACGCCGTTCATGTAGAGGTAGGCCAGGTTCACGTCTTTCTCGGCCACGCTGCCACCGCCCAGGTTGTTGCGCGTGTGGGTGGTGGTGCCATCGATAACGACGCCTAGGCGCACGCGGCTCTGCTCAGGGTAGTAAGTTATCACGTTGCCCGTCGCACAGCCCAGCTCAACGCGGTTGGCATACACGCGGAAACCCGTCCCACTGTCCATGCAGTCGACGATGACGGCATTCTCGTCTGAGCAGATGCCGCTTTCGAACTCCAATTCGATAGTGCGGCCTTGCTTGTTGCCATTCGCGCCGAAGTCGGATGCGAAGGGCAGGAAGTCTTTCAGCGTGACGCTCTTGCCGGCTCGGATGGTCATGCCCTGCCCGTCGATAAAGCCGTTGTTGTCGTCCAAGCGGAAGTTGTCGGAGCGCACCAGGCGCGCCGTCTGTTTGCCGCGGTATATGGCCACGATGTTCTGTGCGCTTTCGTCGCCGTTGGCCCTGCCACGCATGGGCAGGTACACCTTGCATTCGTCGGCAGGTGCGAGGTCGATGCCAAGCCCTTGAACCCTTATCTTACATTCGGCCGATACGCCGCCCACGGATATGCGCACCGTCACCTCGGGCAGGTACTCGGCCTCGTCGAACGCCACATTGAGCGTTTGCAGGCCGCTTCCGTGGTCCGGGTTCAACGTTACCTGCTGGACGGATAGCTGGCGCACGTTCTGTCCGCCGCCGTACAGCAGCTCGGCCTTCACCGATACGGCCGTACCTGCATCCTCATCGGGCAAGTAGAAGTAGTATGGCAGCCTTGCCACGCTGAACTGGCGCGCCGTGGTGGGGATGCCCTTGCCGAAACAAAGTGCAGCCACGCCACCAGGACCGGAAGAGGCCTTAATATAGGTGGTGGTGATGTCGGGCGTGCGGAGGCCCAGTTCCTTATTCTCGGCCCACAACGTGATGGCGTGCGCGCCGCTGCCATAGCGGTGCTGTTCGTCGATGACGAACTCGCCCGAGGAGTTGTGGATGCTCTTTGTTAGCGTGTCGGTGCGACCGCCGTCCTGTATGCGGCAATACACCGTAGCCGGCACGCCCTGGCACAGCACGCGCAGCGACCAGCGCGACGTCTGCACCTGGCTCTCGTCGTATGCGGGGTCGAACTCCAACGTGAGGCTGTATGTGTTGATGTTGAAGGTGAATACCTTCTCCGCACCGTGCGCGTTGGTCACGCGCAGCTTCACCTCGTTGGTCTCGGCCGTGAGCAAGTCACCCAACTCGAAGGTGTAGACGTTGGCCGTGGCCGTGCCGCTGGCCTTGAGCTGGCGCGTCAGCGCGGGGGCTGCCACGCCGTTCACCTCCACCGTGGCCGTACCGTCCTGCGTGTCGCGGTCGGCGGGGTTGTCGCCCCAATAGCAATTGTATGCCAGGCTCACGGCGTTTTGCGCGCCGCGCGCCATGTTGGCCGCAGGATAGCGCGTGATGATGGCGCGCATGGTGTAACTCTCCACGGGCTTATTGCTGTACAGCGAGAACTCGCCCAACACGCGGTCGGCGTTCGCCGTGCGGTCGGCAAACCAATCGGCATACGCATGCTCGTCGCGGAAGAACCGTATCGTTTGCAGTGAGTTCTCGCCGCTCTCGATGTTCACAAAACCGAATTTCACGCCCTCGAGTTTCGAGAGGTATTCTTTCAAGAATTCCTCGATGCGCGTTCCCTTATATCCCTGCCAGGCTGTGGCGAGGTCGTTTATCTTCTTGTCTATTCCGTTGGCCATGTCTATTTCCAATTTTCGTTGTCAACCCAATTCTTTTCTCCCAACCACACGCCCGAGCCGAAGCAGCTGCGTATGGCTGTCCATACGAGTCGCACGCCACGATATACGGCGGCTATCGCCCTCGTTCCGTAATACACGGCTGCCGCTTGATGGTTATTCTTGCGTATCATGCTTATTCTTCTATGAAGTAGCAGCGGTCTGGGTCGAGTTCCCCCGCCTGCAACTTCCGGTTATATTCTTCTTCAGTTACGAAAGCATGCTTGAATCCCTCCACGCCACCGATGCTACCTTGAACGTCACGGATGCTCTGCCTGATGTCCTTGATTTCCCTATCGCGTGCAGTGGCCTCGTCTTCAACCGCCTTGCTTGCTTCGCGGCGTAGGGTCTCAGCCTGCTCGGTAAGGGCCTGTGTGCGGTTTTCCGTTTCCTTGTCGATGGCGCGTTGTAGGGCGGAGTCCTTGTCAGTTCGCTCCGTTCGCTCCGTGTTCAGGTCGTCGGCCAATTTCTTTCCTTTCGTGCCGGGGTAGGCCTGACCTTCCGACTCGCCGATGGCCACGCGGTTGAGGTTGCCGATGAGTTTCCATCCCGGGGCGAGATACACATAGATGGTGCCGTTCTCAGGGCTGTCCCCGTCGGTATGTATGGCCACCAGCTGCCCAGCCTTGAGCGGCTGGTGGTGCGCGTCTTCGGGGTTGGTGTCGGCCTCCATCTCGGCCTTTGAGGAATACACCTTGCTGACGCGCAGGCTTCCCGCCGTCTGTTCCACGTCGGCCAGTAGGGCCAGGGTGTCGGCTATCAGCCCGCCCACCTCTTCGGGGGTGATGCTGCCCTCCTGCGTTTTCTCGCGCAGGGCTTTGGCACGGGCTTGGAGTTCGTATATCGTCGTCGCCATACTTATTCCAATATTTCAAAAATCAGTGAAACAGGGCATTCTATGGGAGAGTCCAGGACATTAGATGCACCTGAAAGTTCTCGCAGGTCTCTAAGAGAACATTTCCCGTCGTAAAACTCTAAGGCGCAGATGTTTGAGCCATCGTCTCCACCAGTTCCAAAAGTTCCACTCCATTTCCTGTTTAAAAACGAACCAACCTGGGGGTCCACTTCAAAAAGGATTCCCTTTCCGGGCATGGCATCCCATTCACCCTTCATGCTGCTTATCTTGACCTTTATGCGTGTGGAATCGCCCTGTTTCTGGTATTGCACCTTCCCAGTGTATCCATTGAAGAATGTAACAGGAATGTTTTTCCAAGTGTCTACGCCCCCCAGGCCAAGGTTTCTCCGTAAAAGCTCGGTCAACGTCGGGAGCTCGAGAACGTTGTAGGCAACCTTGGCACCATCCTTACTTGTACTTATGTATGCCTGTACTGATTTTCTGCATGGTCTTGTCTGTCCATCCTCAAATTCTCGCTCCTCGTTCTCGGTTTCCTTAATGCAAACATATAAGGGGTCAGACCATGTTTTAACGGTTACCGTTGATTCGGGGAAGTCTATTATTTCACCCGCAACGACAATTGAGCCTGCGTACACTTTTGCCGTCGTCGTCAACTTCTCCTGATCTACGGATAATGGTTTCATATCCAAATGTTGAAGCAAGAATGCGGAGGATTTCCCGCTTATGGCATTTAGGAACTGCCGATTGAAGCCAGCGTCATTGTCTTGCAATAGCTTGATATCGTCTAGGAATATGGGTTGTCCACCCTCATTGAAAAGAAGTCTATTCATATTCGTATATGTTTATGTGATAACGGCGGCCAGCCGGTTTATATAGTTCGACAACGCGTATGATCTCCGCGAGGTGTCGCCCCTTGTGGCGGTCTTCTTCTGGATTTAACGAAGTGGCAAGGAAACTAGGGATATACACCGTGAAGTTCGGTTTACTGGGAACCTCGCCGTCCATCCACAGCGTCATGCGTGGGTTTAAGTAAGTCGGCAACTTTCCCTCTGCATGGAAATACAGGCATGGATGCCGGTCGTCGGATTCGGATTCGATGTATATCTGTCTGTTTCGCAAGAAGAATCGGCGGTTAAGCGCGCGTTCGATGTCTTGCACGCTGGCCGTAATGTCGAGCCTGTCGGCCACTTTCTTGCGATAATCCGTGAAGAGGCGGTGCAGATAGGCCAGGGGGATGATGAGGATGCGGAGCAAGGCCACCAGCACTCGGCTGCGCAATATGGGCGGCAGCAGCTGCACGGCCCATCGGTTGAAGTCCACGTCATACCACATATCTTATAGAGTTTTGAAGTCCAACAGCAACGAAACTGCCACCCACTGCCGTATAGTTATTTCCAACCACGGGTCGGTAATCTGTGTCGGCGGCCGTTTTGTAAAGACATTCGGCCAATGTCACGTCGACAACGCCCTCCACGGCTTGGATGGCATCAACAAGACGCGTTTTGTTGAACGTTCCGCCATAAGTGATACCGCGCAGGTAGACATTTATTGCATCCTCGACGGGTTTCGCCCCTTCGCCGTTCCTTGTTCCGTTCGCACTAAGGATAAGCGGGTCCACCTGCACCGTAGCTCTCACCTGAATGCTGTCGGCGGGAAACGAACGAACGTTGAGCACCACACCCGCAATCTTAACGCGGTTCATATAGTGTTTGAACGCCGTTAGAACATCGGCCGAAAGCGGTTCGGGCAGCCCATTTTTATCGGCCGAGGCCAATACCTGTATGCTAGTCCCGCGGTCGCGCACGGCCACGTAACGCACCAGCCGTTTCTTCTCGTCGATGGTGGGGTAACGCCATTGCGAGGTGCCCTCGTCAAAAACTAGTGCATCACCATATTGGAACTGCCGAGCCACCTTATAGTACCACGGCACGCTGGCCACAACGGCGCGGCTTATCTTGTCGTCCACATCCAGTCGGTGGCGGTCGAACAGGGCTTCCATCACGTGGCAGCAGGCCGCCACGATGAAGAAAAGGATGCTCTCCAGGCTCACCGCCGAGAAACTTCCCTCGAAGGTGTCGCCCTCCGCCAGTCCGTATGCTTCGCGCAGCGTGGCGTTGGCCATGAATGCGTCGGTCATCGTGCGCTTTATCTCTGCAATGGTTCGTGCCATGAGTCGCTAGTTGAATGTTTCGTTAAATGTTTCGTTGAAGATGCGTGCCCTCGTTCCGCCGTCGCCACGCAACGTGGCCGGGGCGATGCCGTGTGCCAGGCAATAGAGCCGCATGGGGCGGTTGTACTCACCTTCGTGAAGGTTTAGGGACTTGCCCGTGGACGGCGTGTCGCTAACGGCCATGCCGTTGTCGAGTGCCAGCCGCACCACCGCTTCGAGTGAGCCGTACTCCTGCACGGCGATGTCGGCCAAAGTCTGGCCGTCCCTTACCGTCGTTTCCATAGCTTGCGTATGAATAACAGGAGGAGCGCGGCGAATGCCGCCCACCCCACGATGTCCATTACCATGCCGAGGATGGGCCAGGCGGATTTCGAGTCCGTGGACCGTTCCTTCACGTGCGCGCTGACAGCCTTGTCGTGCGCCTGGTCGCGTGTGGCCGTGGCCGAGTTGTCGGCACGGGTGTCGCGCGTGCGCTCGAGGGCGCGGTACCGCTCGGTGGCAATCACCCTGCCCGAGCTGTCCTTCACCAGCACCACGCTGTCGCGGATGGTGACGCTGTCGCGCGTGGCGGTGACGTAGCGCAGCACCACGCTGTCGCGCACAACGAGCGAGTCGTGCCGGCGCACGTCCACGTCGCTGTCTCGGGTTATCATCCGCGTTGTGCGGCACGAGGCAAGCAGCATGATTAATGCAAGTATATATAATAGGTGTCTCATTGCTCTCGGGTTTAAATGTCCTTATACTCTTTTTTTGCATCAAAGCAGGGGCATGCCTTGATGAACTCGTTCGGCTCGATTATGCCGTTGCGGTTCAGGTCGGGCGAGAAGTCGCGGTGTCCCTGTATCGTTGCCGTGGGGTACCTCTTGTGCAGCATGCCCAGCAGCTTGCGCATCGCATCCTTCTGCTCGGGGGTGCGTGTGTCGGCATACTTACCCTTGGCGTCCAGCCCGCCGATGTAGGCCACGTTGACGGTCATGCGGTTGAAGCCCCTCACGCCGTTGCTCGGCTTCTCCTCCGGCTGCAGCTGCGTTATCGTGCCGTCGGTGGACACCACGTAATGGTAGCCGGGGTTGTTCCAGCCCAACCGCCTGAACTCGAGCAGCAGTTCCTTGATGGTCGTCCGTTGCGACCCTCCCGTGCAGTGCACGGCGATGTACTTGATTTCCCTCATTTCTGTTTCGTGTGTAATGTTTCCAATGCCTCCGCCACGTCCTCGGGCTTCACGTTGAGCTTGCTGGCTATCTCTCCGGCCAAGGCCTTCTTCAATATCTTGAGGAAAGGCATGTGGGGGAAACAAATCAGCATACTGGCCGACATGCTCCATAGTTCCACCAGGATGATGCCGATACAGATGATACTGGTGGTGAGCCCCGCGCTAGCCCCCACCAGCTTGTCGATGAGGATGAAGGCGAAGACGGCCGTGCCATATACGGCCAGTTTCGAGAACGTGTCGCGCGCCAATTCGCTCAGTGCGAAACGCTTTTGTACCAGGCTCGCGGCGATGCCCCAGACGGCATCCAGTACGATGGCCATGACGGTGAAACCCACCATCTTTTCATACCCCACGATGAAGTTCATCACCACGAGGCCGATGAACAGGAGCCACCCCCAAACTGTGGAGAGTGCCTCGGAAAGTTTTTGTAAGAAATGTTCTATCATGTTATGTTGTTTTTAATATGTTGCGTCGATTTCGATACCTTTCGGCGTAATGCGTATGCTGTTCACACGCTGTCGGTCCATCTCCATCTGCTCGCGTATGAGTGTGCGCCAATATAGCGGGTCGTGGTCCATGAGCATGTCGGCTATACCGCAGCCCACCGAGGGGCGTTCCTTCAGCTCGCCCTTGTTCAGTGCCAGTATGAGTGCCTGGTTCTGCCGCAGCGTGTCGCCAACTTGCAGCCCCGAGGTTATCTTACCTTGCTCGTCTCGCCTAACGCGGATAGCGGGGGCGAAATCCGTCAGTTGTATTCCGTTCATTGCCTAATGCTTTATTTTCGTATCTTCGTAATCGCTGCGGTTCAGAGACTGTGCCGTCTTGAGCGGCGGCCCAGTCGGCCCGTGAAAGCCTTGGTGGGTGTGGGCGTTGAACGCCTGCACCAGCTCGTTAATCTTCTGCGTTAGCTGCTCGACGTTTACCAGGCCGCCCAGCTTGCCGCCGTTTATCGTTATGCTCTCGGTTTGGTCTATGGCCAACACCACCAACTGGGTGAGGTCGCCCGAAAGACTGCCCACAATCACCGCCGTGCCCACCTTGGGCGTTATCAGCATCTGCGCATCTGTTGCAGCCTCGGAGGCGCGTAGTCGCACGTCTGGTACGGCGATGCCGCCAATCTCCACTTCGCAGGTCAAGCCGCTAACCTTACGCACGATGCCCTGCATCAGTGTGAGTTGGGCCTTGCCGGCTGCGTTGCGCACCAGTTGCGCCAGTTCCTTGTAGTTGTCCATATTGCGTTTAGCTTAACCTGAAGCCTAATTCTATTTTTCGTACGCCGCCGTTTTCGGAGAACTCCGTGGTGACGGCTCGCACGTAATACGTGCCGTCCTTATGCGGATAGTCGGCGTCGTGCAGCGTGGCCGTATCGCCCGGCACGCATTGCGGCACGAGCCATGTGGTAATGCTGCCGTCGTATCCGTCGAAACTTCGGCGGCGCACTTCGGCCTCGCCACGCGCCTGCATCGATGCGGTGTCCGAAGCGTGGCATTTCACCTCCACCTTCTCGCCACCAGTGCTGCCCACTTCCACTTCCTTCACCTTGCCATCGGGCATCAACGCCTTCACCACAACGCGCACCTTCTTGTCTTCGGCACGGCGATAGGTGAGGTCGGCTTCTTCAATATTCAGGGCGAAGTCGTATCGCCGCTCCGCGCCCGTCACCTCGCCTGGGGGATGAACGTGCAGCGTGCCGTTTTGCAGGTAGATATCCGCGCCGCACTCTTCTTGCACCTTCTTCAACACGTCGTAGCCGGTGGCATCGTTGATGACGAACTTGGCGTAGGTCCATGTGTAGGTACAATTGACCTTATAGTCCTTGCCCACACCCTTTATTATATGGGCTAGCAGCTCGGAGAGCGGAACTTGTTTGAGAACCTCATTGGGGATGTCTTTCCTGAATGTGAACAAGTCGTCTTCGCAGAAAAGCTTGATGTCGCCGCCGTCGGTGGCGATGCGTTGCAGCCACCCGCAGAACTCATCCACCAGCCCCGTTTCCTTGTAGCCGAACTTCACCACCACGCGGTCGCCGCGCCTTATGCGACTCTCCACGTCGAGAGCCGCGTTGAGTTGCACTGCCGGCAAAGTTATCTCGCATGTGTCGGCCAAGAGCTCCACGCTCTTGTGCACGCTAACCGCGGCGAGCATGCCTAGCTTGTAATTGCCGATGCTGATGTCGTATGCCATTGTGTACATGTGCGTGTCCTTTCCTTTATTGGTTCATGAGCGCGTATTCGTTCGCGCCAAGCAGCAACTTGTATATGTCGTCGCTATATGCCCTGATGGAGTAATTCTGGTTGGCCTCGCCTGCGGTGAAGGGCATCTCCCAGCTCTCGATGACCAGGCGCGAGATACCGAACACCTCCAATAGCGGCGAGAGGGCCGTAACGGAGGCTGCCTCGCAGAAGTTCTTGAGCCGAGCCACGTCGGCCGAAGGGTATCGGCCGTCGGTGCCGATAAGCACGCCCTCGATGGTGATGTCGTAGTCGTCTTGCGCCCACCGCTCCTTTATCGAACCACGGATTTGCCCCTTGTTCACTTGCCTGCGCTTGATGATGTGCCTGCCCGTGATGCTTACCATCGGCTCGAAGGGCAACAGCCACTCTTGCGCTCCGGGCTCTTCGTGTTTCAGGCTAAGCGGCAGGGCCATCGGCAGCCCCCCGGC